GCAGCGGCGTGAGGCTGAGGGTTTCTCCGCGTTGATTGACGGGGTGCGCCTTCGGCAGTCTGACGCTGCCTCGGCTGCCCGCAATTCGGACATCGGCTTTTCTGAGTTTTCGGAGAAGTACCTGGGTACTCGGGTGTGGCCGCATATGCAGAATGTGGTGGATCTGCTGGAAGGCCGGGAACCTGAGTGGCTGCCCGAGCAGATGATCTACGAGCCGGGCACAGCGGGGCTGGCCCGCCTGCTGGTGAATGTGCCCCCGAACCACGCCAAGTCGATGACGGTGACGATCAACTATGTCACGTATCGGATTGCGAAGGATCCGAATATCAATGTCTTGGTGGTGTCCAAAACCCAGGAGCAGGCGAAGAAGTTCCTGTACGCGATCAAGCAGCGTTTGACCCACCCGAAGTATGCAGACTTGCAGGTGGCGTTCGGCCCGGCTGACGGGTACCGGGCTACCGCCGACCAATGGGCAGCGAACAAGATCTATTTGGGTGGGGATGCCCGAGACTCCGGCGAGAAGGATCCGACCGTTGAGGCTCTCGGGATGGGAGGTCAGATCTATGGTTCGCGTGCGAGCCTGATCGTCCTCGATGACGTTGTGACGCTTTCCAATGTGGGGGAGTGGCCCAAGCAGATGGATTGGATTCGCCAGGAGGTCGCGTCGCGGCTTCCACCGGGGGGCGGTCAACTGCTGGTGGTGGGCACGCGGGTTGCCCCGATTGACTTGTACAAGGAACTGCGGAATCCCGAGCATTACACCGACGGGGCGATTCCGTGGACGTATCTTGCTATGCCTGCCGTGCTGGATTACAAACCGGACACGGCTGATTGGGTCACGTTGTGGCCTAAGAGTGAGCAGCAGTTGGCGGAGGCTGATGAGCCTGACGCTGACGGATTGTTTGAGCGTTGGTCTGGTCCACGCTTGAACGCTGTTCGTAACGAGGTTGGTCCTGGCAAATGGTCGCTGGTGTACCAGAACCTCGATGTTGCCGAGGATGCCATCTTCGACCCGGTATGCGTCAGAGGCGCAGTCAATGGAATGAGGAAGCCGGGGGCGTTGGTGTCTGGCGCGACAGGTCACCCGAAGGATTCGCAGAATTTCTACAAGGTGATCGGCTTGGACCCGGCGATGTCGGGGGATACTGCCGCTGTTGCGTATGCCGTGGATCGGCGCACGAACAAGCGGTACGTGATGGATGTTCATGTGATGACCGCACCGACTCCTGCGGCTATCCGCTCGCTTATCAAGGAGTGGTCGGAGGCGTACAAGCCTCACACGGTGATTGTTGAGTCGAACGCTTTCCAGTTGTTCTTGACTCAGGACGAAGAGATCCGCAGTTACCTCGCATCGAGGGGTATTGCGTACCGACCCCATCACACGAACAACAACAAGACCGACCCTGAGTTTGGTGTTGCATCCCTGGCCCCCCTGTTTGGCACAAAAATCAAGCGGGAGGGCCAGGAGTCCACCAAGCACGCTGGCGACAACCTGATCGAGTTGCCGGATTCTTCACGAAGTGAGCATGTGAAGAAACTGATCGAGCAGTTGGTTACTTGGCAGCCGGGTGTTCGCGGGAAGAACTTGAAGATGGACACGGTGATGGCGCTGTGGTTCTGCGAGATCGTCGCCCGCGAAGTTCTGTACCAATCGTCTGGCGTATCAAAGTTCGTGAAGAACGAGTTCGCTTCTCGCGGAGATGTTGATTCACGGTATGTCATCAATCTTGACGATCTGGCTGCATCGCAGCAGTTCGCACGAGTGTAGGAGGTGAGCGGGTGAGCGGTTACGCTCAACGCTTCGACGCGATCCGCAAAAGGAACGCGGAACGCGATAAGCGAATGCGTGAAGTGGCGCTCATTCGTGCCGGGCACGCCGAGCAGGTGTTCCCTGGTTTGTTCCCTGAGGGAATGTGGTCGCGTCCGATTGTTGCGAACCTGATCGACGTTGTTGCTAAGGACTTGTCCGAGCAGATCGGGGTTATCCCCACCATTACTGCTGCCGGTGATTCAGCATTGGACGATGCTGCCCGGTCGAAAGCGGACAAGCGCACAAAGATCGCTAACTATTACGTTTCGGCTTCCCGCTTGGGTGTGAATCTGATCCGCGCAGCCGATCAACTTGTCACCTACGGGTTCGTTCCCCTTCGCGTGGAACCCAACTTCGCAGAAACCCGCCCCCACATTCATGTGGAGTCGTGCGAGGGTGCGTATTTCGACATTGATCGGTTCGGGAATGTGCTGGCCTACGCTCACCTGTTCCGCCGCAAGGCAGGTGACTTGGCTGCGATGTTCCCTGAGTACGCAGACAAGATCCTCAAGCGGGGCATGTTTGGTAGCACCGACGAATCCAACTTCCTTGAGGTTGTTCGCTGGTACGACAAGGACAACAGCGTCATGTTCCTGCCTGAGCGGGAAGGGCTGACGCTCGCGAAAACGTCAAACATTCTCGGGCGCGTCCCGGTCGCTATCGCGCAGCGCCCGTCCCTCGATGGGGAGAACCGGGGGCAGTTCGATGACGTTCTTCCGGTGTACGCGGCGAAGGCGCGACTCGCGCTGCTGATGATGGAGGCCACGCAGAAGAGTGTCGAGTCTCCGCTGGCTTTGCCGCAAGATGTGACCCAGTTGAGCATCGGTCCTGACTCGGTTATCCGGTCGAACAGCCCCGAAAAGATTCGGCGCGTTCCCCTGGACGTTCCACAGTATGCGTTCGCGGAGAACAACATTCTGTCGGACGAGTTGAAGTTCGGTACTCGTTTCCCTGAGGCCCGAACGGGTCAGATGGATTCCTCGATTGTCACCGGCCAGGGTGTGAAAGCGCTCATGGCTGGCTTCGATGGGCAGATCAAGACCGCGCAGTCGATCCTGGGTGATGCTCTCGGTGAAGCGTTGAGTATCGCGCTCGCCACGGACGAGGCTTACTTCGCTGACACGCAGCGTGAGGTGTCCGGCAGCGCCAATGGTGTCCCGTACAAGTTGAAGTATCGCCCATCTACCGACATTGCCGGTAACTATGGGCTGAACATCGAGTACGGCCTGATGGCGGGACTTGACCCGAACCGTGCGCTGGTGTTTGCGTTGCAGGCACGCGGCGACAAGTTGATTTCTCGCGGCTTCACCCGCCGAAACCTGCCAATAACCATGAATGCCGCCGAAGAAGAGCGTGCTATTGACATGGAAGAGATGCGTGACGCTCTCAAGGCGGGCGTTTCGGCGCTTGCTGCTGCTGTTCCGCAGATGGTGACGCAGGGGCAAGACCCGATTGAGGTCATCGAGAAGATGGCGATGGTCATCAACGAACGCAAGAAGGGCACACCGCTGGAAGATGCGGTGGCGAAAGCATTTGAGAAGCCCGAAGAACCAGAAAATCCCGAAGAAGAACAACAAATGGGCGGAATGCAGCCCGAAATGCAGCCTGGTGGCGCGATGCCCGGCATGGAGCAGGGTCCGCCACCGATGCAGCAGTTACTTGCCGGACTTACAGGGTCGGGCAACCCCGTACTTGCTGGCCGAGTGGTTCGGCAAGTTCCCGCATAAGGAGAAGAAATGGCATTTGGAAAGCAGGGCAAGCCCGGCAAGGCCCCCGTTGGTCAGCCGATCATGCCGAAGAAGAACGGCGGCGGTGTCGTCGGCGGAGGTCAGGTTCACAAGGGTTCGCACCCGAAGGGTGTCGGCGCTGGCGGCAAGAAACTCAAGTAGTCATGGGCGATTACGCAAAGCAAGTAATGGCCACTCGGCGTAAGAAGAAGAACGCCAAGAAGGAAATCCTCAAGGACGACGCTCGTGGTTTCCGCAAGCGCGTTGCTAACGCCAAGCGCATCAAGGGTGAAACAACGGCGAAGGCAAAGGGCATGGCCCGTAACCCCGGCGCTCTTGGCAAGTTGATTGAGGATCAGCAGAGGAAGAAGCCTTACTAATGGCAAAGATGAAAGGCGAGCCACCTAATCGCTCCAAGAACTACAACGACGTATTTACCCCAGGCCAAGTTCAAGAGGGTGGATCACTTGGATACGCAATCGCAAACTTGCTGAGGGGCCTGGCTCGGTCGCAGGCTGGTAAGACTGCAACTAAGTCGCAGTTCCCGAAGAGCAACGTCAAGGTAGTCAAGAAGCCCTCACAAACGGCGCGGCCTGGCGGCCCCAAAAAGAGGCCAGTCACCAAATACCCAGTCAAGAAGGCGGTCAAAAAAGCCGCACCGAAGGTAGCCCCGAAGCGTCGCGAAAAAACACCAGCGGAGATGGAACGCGACATCGAGCGAGCGGCTGCGCGTAAAGGGATGATAGCCAAGAAGAAGGCGCAAGCAGCCAAGATTCGCTCCTCCCGCGAATGGGCGGCAAAGCGTAGTTAGGAAAATATGGCTAGGGGAGAACCACCCAACAGAACGTACACCGCGAAAAGCAGGCGGGAACGGCCCTCTTTTACAACTCGCAAGCCAGAGAAAGACCGCACTTATTCGTCATCATCGACTCCGACATTTGGACCCGGTGGTGGGGGTGCGGCCCAGGCTCGCTTGCAGCAGGATCTCGACAAGATCCTCCCCGCGAAGAGCAAGAGGGATACGTGGTCACGCGCTGCGGAGCAGTTGTACGGCTGGCTAGGCGAACAGGAAACACTCGACGCAGTTGAGCGTGGAGACATTTCACCCGGTTTGGGTGCTGCCATTATTACTGCTGGCGCTGTTCCCCTTCCTGGCGCTAAGGGTGTCGGCAAGGCTGCTGGCGCTGTCGCCAAGGGCGGCAAGAAGGTTGCCGAGAAAGCCGGTCTAAAGCAGACCGTCGGTGAGGCTGTCGGTGAGGCTGGTCAGAAGGCCGCGAACGAAGCCGTTGGGCGTAAGACCCCAAACAAGGCAACGGGTACTGCCGAGGTAAAGGTTCCGAAGTCGAAGCCACCGGAGAACCCTCCAAACCGCGACAACTACAAGCACGCTTCTTCACATTCCCGCGCTGTCAGTAAGTGGCAGCAGAATGTTCGTGCCTGGAATGAGGCCAACCCGAACGACAAGGTTGTGCAGGCCACGCCTGATCGTTTGACGGAGGGGCGCGGTAAGGCTGCGACCGACACCGACCGGCAAATGAAGAAGTCGGAGTCAGAGAAGTCTGGCGAAGAGAAGGCGGTTGTAGCGCAGGGCGACCGGGCCAAGAGCAAGGCCAAGCGCGACGAGCAGAAGGCTGCCGAGCAGCAGGAAACTGATGTTGTCGGCGTTGATCGCAGCCAGGTTTCTGACTTTGTTTCCCGTCGCCGCAAGCAGCGTCGTCAAGCCACCTCTGTCACAACTCAGGGCATGGAAGAGGGCACGGGTTCCGGCGCATCTGTCGCGTTCAAGGACAAGAAAACTGGTGCAGGTAACGAGAGGCGCATTGACGACATTCTCGCCACGATGCGTACGCAGTTGCGTGCCCGTGACCGCTCGCCGGGTGCTGACGACACCATCAGGGTTGATAGCGCTGGCAGGCTAACGCCGTACCAAGACCCGGATCGTTTCACTCGACCGACAGCGTTGCAGGATCAGCGTTCCGAGGTTCAGGCTGCACGGTTTGAGTCTGCTACCGGGCGGAAGATTCCACGCACCCCTGATGCTGTTCGCCGCGAAACGCTGAACCAAGACCCTGGCATTTACAAGCCTGACCCGAATTCACCTGAGGGTCGTTTGCAGGCTCGCGCAACGGCGGAAGAGCAAGCGCAGAAGGCTGACGACCGTACCCGTAACTTGATGGACGGTCAGCGTCTGTCGGGTGAGCCGGGATCGAATAAGCGTGCGCCGGAATATCCGAAGGGGCCGGACTACGACCCGA